GTACAAGGTGATAATAATGGAAAAGAAACCAACAAGTAAAACAACACCAGCTGCAAAAATTGTTGCAGGTGCTGTTACTCCAAAGAAGAAAAAGAAGCGATACTATCCTTCTAAGAAATCTCGCGTTCAAGCTATTGCTGAGAAAGGCGAAAAGAAAGCCAAATTAGATGGCAATCTTGCTTCTGCTAAAACTGCTGAAAAAGCAAAGAAAGAAGTAGTACAACCTGAACTGCCTTTCTTCCGCGAAAACGCAAAGCAACCAGAACCAGCTTCATTTGTCTGGGTAGATGATACCAAGCAAACTTGGCTACAAAAGGTTGTTGCTTGGCTAACCTCGATTGGTAAATAATTTTACTAATACGCGATTTTATAGTATGATATTGGAGTGGGTGCAATGCCCACTCCAACTTTGGAGTGATTATGAAGAAAGAAAAACCAGCACAGGGCGATCTTGAGTCCGAGGATTTCGGCACATGCGCTCGTTATAATTCTAACAAGACAAGATACGATCTAGTTCCTACTCATCTGCTGAAGTCAACTGCGGATGTATTCGAGTATGGCGCAGGAAAGTATGCACCGTGGAACTGGGCGAAGGGTGGACCGATGAGCCAGTATATTGGTTGCGTCAAACGTCACCTCGCAGCTATTGAAATGGCAGATGACATCGATCCTGAATCGAAAGCCCGACACATCGGTCACGCTATCTGTAATTTAATGATGATGGAACAACTGTTGAATCTAATCGAACTAAACCCAGAACTCGCTCACCTTGACGACCGCCCTAAGAAGTGGTTTGAAGGGCAGAAGTATTGATGAAATTCTACACGTCTGTTGAACAACGAAGAAACGACCTGCTGGTTCGTGGCTATGAAAATGGCAAACGATACCAGCGTCGCATAGCATACAAGCCATACCTGTTCGTTCCTGCTAAACAGCAGACACAATTCAAAACTCTAGATAATCGTCCACTAGAAAAACTTCAGTTTGATTCTATCGGCGAAGCGCGCGACTTTGCCAAGCAGTATAAAGACATCTCGTCGTTTGAGTTCGCTGGTTTGAATCGTTGGCCATATGTTTATATCAACGATGAGTATCCAGGCGAAATGGACTTTGATATGTCAAAGGTTCGTATCACCTACGTGGATATCGAAACTGATTCGCGTGGCGGGTTTCCTAATATCAAACTCGCCGACAAAGCAGTCACCGCCATCACTATCAGCGATGGCATCACGTATTATGCTTGGGCATTAAAAGGATTCATCCCGCATCGCGAAGACGTAGTGTACGAAGAATGCATCAGCGAGAAAGAAATGCTGATGAAGTTTGTACGCAAGTGGCGCGAACTTGACGCTGACGTTGTTACTGGCTGGAACTGCGAGGGATTTGACATCCCTTATCTTTACAACCGCATCGCCACACAAATCAACGAAGAAGAAGCCAAGAAGATGTCGCCTTGGAACATGACTGAGTTCCGCACCTACTATGATAAGATGGGTCGCGAGCAGAACATCGTCGAGTTGGTTGGGCTTCCTGTTCTTGATTACATCCAACTCTATCAGAAGTTTACTTACATCAAGCAAGAGCAATACTCGCTTGACTATATCGCGCAAGTAGAACTCGGCGAAAAGAAAGTTGACTATCGCGAACTGGGTTATACAAACCTAGACGATCTGTATCAACGCAATCACCAGTTGTACATGGAGTACAACGTCAAAGACGTCACGCTGGTAATTAAACTAGAACAGAAGATGAAGTTTATCGAACAGGCTTGCGCTATCGCGTACGATGCCAAGGTAAACTACGGCGACGCTATGACTTCCGTGTTGCTATGGGATGTTATCATTCACAACTATCTGCGCGACAAAGGTATCGTTGTTCCGATGCAGAAAGACAATCACAAGGATGGTCAAATCGAGGGTGCTTATGTTAAAGAACCTCGCGTTGGTAAGTATGACTGGGTTGTGTCCTTCGACTTGAACTCGCTGTATCCGCATCTTATTATGCAGTACAATATCTCGCCTGAGACTTTCGTAGAAACTCAGATGGGAATCAACGCTGACTATATTCTCAAGAACGGTGCACCGCAAGAAATGTTTGACAACAATCAAACTATGGCAAGCAACGGTGCAATCTTCCGCAAAGACCAGCAGGGTTTCCTACCTGCGCTCATGAAGAAATACTACGAAGATCGTAAGCGTTTCAAGAAGATGATGATTGAATGTCAGAAGCAACTGCAGAACGACAAGGGTAATGTGGAACTAGAACGAAAGATTACTCAGTACAATAATATGCAGATGGCTAAAAAGATTTCGCTAAACTCAGCCTATGGCGCGCTGTCTAACAAATACTTCCGCTTCTATTCTAATGACCTCGCCGAAGCAATTACTGTTTCGGGTCAGGCTTCCATTCGCTGGGCGATGGATAACATGAACGGTTATCTAAACAAACTGCTAGAAACTGACAAGGACTATGTCATCGCTTCCGATACTGACTCGCTGTATATCGAGATGAAAGGTCTGGTTGATAAGTTCGTTCCTAACAAAACTATTCAAGAGAAAGTTGATTTCCTCGACCAAGTTTGCGAAGGAAAGATTCAACCGTATATTGACAAGTTCTATGGCGAACTCGCTGGCAAAGTAAACGCATACGAGCAAGCCATGCAGATGAAGCGCGAAGCCATTGCCGAGAACGCAATCTGGACTGGTGCTAAACGCTACATCATGAACGTATGGAACAACGAGGGTGTTGCTTACAAGGAAGCTAAGTTTAAGATGGTCGGCATCGAAGCTGTTCGATCGTCGACTCCTACCGTATGTCGCGGTGCTATCGAAGAAGCTGCGAAGATTGTGCTGTCAGGCAACCAAGAAGAACTGCTTGAATATATCGAACAGTTCCGCGAGAAGTTTAACAAAGCTGACCCAGCCGACATCGCTCGCAACAGTTCTGTAAAAGAAATGACTAAATATAAACTCGGTGACAAGGGTGTTCCAATGCACGTCAAAGGTGCCCTACAATATAATGCATTCTTACGAAAGCTAAACCTCGAGAACAAATATCCGAAGATTAGCGACGGCGACAAAATCAAGTTTGTTTCCATGAATATGCCAAACCCAGCACAGTGCGAAGTTATTGCATTTCCTTCAGGCTATCTTCCACCTGAGTTTAGAATCGAGAAGTACATCAACCGCGAAGACCATCTGAAAGTTGGCTTCCTTACTCCCATGACAACACTTGCTACTGCTGCGAATATGAAGACCGAGCATGTAGCAACCCTAGAGGACTTTTTCTCATGAACAAAAGATTTGAATTTGACTTTGGATTTAGTGCAGTCGACGACGACGAACTAAGGCAAATGACTGGAGTTTCGATTGAAGTCGAAACTGCATACACGGAAGTAGAGGATCTACGCCAGCGACTAGAAATCGCTCAAGCTATGATTACTCCGCTTCTCAACAATCTAATGTTGAACCCAGAGAAGAAATATATTCTTTGGGAAGATCGTGTAGCCAAAGTTAAATCGTTCAAGAAACAAATTGATTCTGTTTTCGACACTAACAATAAACTGTATGATTAACAAAATCGCACTCGCCGTTGCGCTATTATTATCAGCAGTCGCAGCATACTATTCTATCGCTGGTCTTGCTGCCATTTTTAGTGGAGCAGTAGTAGCAATCGTATTGATGGGTGCATCCCTAGAATTAGGCAAGGTTGTAACTGCTTCTTGGTTATACCGCAACTGGGATATTTGCCCACGTCTAATTAAATGGTATCTGTCTTTCTCTGTTGTAGTTTTAATGTTTGTAACTTCGATGGGAATATTTGGATTCTTATCAAAGGCTCACATAGAACACAGTTCATCTCTGGGAGATAGTGTTGCAAAACTAGAGATATGCAAAATCAACGAACAGTTAGAACGCGATAAGATTACTGATGCGCGCAGAGTATTAGAGCAATTAGATAAATCAGTAGAAGTTCTAACATCAAACAACAGACTTCGCGGAAGCAGTGGCGCACTCGCAGTTCGCGCTTCTCAGAAACAAGAACGCCAACAACTAACAGAAACAATTGCTAATTCTAATCAATCAATTGCCAAAATTAAAGCTGATTGTGCTCCGCTAGAAAAAGAGGTTCGAGGAGTGGAAGCAGAGGTCGGACCAATCAAGTATGTTGCTGAGTTAATCTACGGAGAGACCAGCGATGCATTGTTAGATAAAGCAGTTAGATGGGTCATTATCATATTGGTATTTGTCTTTGACCCTCTTGCAATCTTGTTGTTAATTGCTGCCAATGTCGGGCTATCACAGAAACAAGCCAAATTCGAAATTGTGAACGGGAAGCTACAAAAAGTCTTCAAATAACTTTACTAATGCGCTGTAATAGCGTATAATACTATGAATATATCCATGAGAGGTAGAATATGTCAGCTTTGCTTGAAAAACTAAAGAAAAACTCAACTATTAAAGAAACTAATATCCTAGCAGATTCTATCATCTTTGCTAAGAAAGATATGGTTCCAACTAAAATCCCAGTAATCAACGTCGCGTTATCTGGTCGCCTTGATGGTGGACTAACTCCAGGTTTGACGATGTGGGCTGGCCCATCTAAGCACTTCAAAACTGCATTCAGTCTGTTGATGGCCAAGTCCTACATGGACAAATATAAAGACGCAGCTTTGCTGTTCTATGATTCAGAATTTGGCACACCGCAGTCGTACTTCGAGTCATTCGGTATCGACCAAGACCGAGTAATGCATACTCCTATTACTGATATTGAACAGCTCAAACTTGACATCATGCAACAGATGGATGAATTGAAGCGCGGAGATAAAGTAATTATTCTAGTAGACTCTATTGGCAACCTTGCTTCTAAGAAAGAAGTGCAAGATGCGCTTGATGGCAAGTCAGTCGCTGATATGAGTCGCGCCAAGCAACTTAAATCGCTGTTCCGTATGATAACACCACATCTTACATTGAAAGATATTCCTATGGTCG